AGAACTAATCGGCTACCTTCTTCAACAGTTACGATGTAAGGTAATTTTATTCCAGTCGGTTGTCCGTCTGCACCGACCTCTTCAAAACCTTCTAAGTCTAAATTAACATGACACTCTAACAAAGTATAAACAGGTTCGTTCTTACCAGTTTTTTTACTGCCTTCAAGATCACGTTCTTTTTTTTCTAATTCATTTTTTTCAACATTGCCTGGTGGTCCTAACTCTATGTCTCTATAAAAACCATTGACCTGTTGTTTTCTTAATTCGTTTTCAGATATTTTAATCGTATGAATAATCGCTTCCGCATCGTCTAATGAGGTAGCCGTGTACGGAACGATTAATTCATCTGCTGGTACAAACTTCGATACAGCTCGTCCCAGGTTTACATCATAGTAAACTTTTTTAAATGTTGATCCAGCTAGTGGTAGATGAAACAACATAGAATCAAACTCAGCTTCGTATTCTTTCATTTGATCCATAACTAAATAATTCATAAAATCTTTTACACGTTGTGCTTGCTGTTCTGTTGCAGGATTTTTTACACCAATGATTTGTGTTCTAACCGGTCCATCACTTGGTAATAATTCTTTGTATGCTTGTGCTTGGAATTGTGTAACAGCTTCTGCCATCACTGGGTGTGTTGCACCGGATGCTCCCTGAAATGGTTCTGTTCTGTTTTCGTATTTAAATCCTAAAAGATCTAAACCTTGTATGTATCCTTGCTCCCAATCTTTTCTAGACGCTTTGTAGTCCATATAATTTTGAGCCATCTCGTTACCAATTGGTTCTAATACATCGTCTGGTAAAAGATCTGCAAGATTGTCAAAATGTGATTCGGTTCCAGGCACATTAATTGCTCCTGGTTCAAAGTCTAATGTTACACCACCATCTTCTTCTGGAATAACTTCTATTGGTCCTTTTTGCTCTTCTGGTTCCTGAACGGCAACTTCTTGTGCTATCTCTTCTTCTGAAGGGATATCTAATTTAGTTCTAGTGTTCGGGAGTCCTTTTTCTATTTCTGCCATTTAATACTCCTATATTTTCATACCACGTTTCATTAATGATAGCAACCCTTGTGAGTTTGGTCCTTTTTCTGGTGGTGGGCCTGATCTATCGCCAGCTAGTTTAGCAATACCACCACCTGCTTTTTCATCTCTAAAATTTTCTGCAAATTGTAATGTTCTTAAATAATTTGTATAATCTTGTAATCCTCTATCTTCGTCGTATACACCTTGTTCGTCATATCCAAATCGAGGATTTTGCATGCCAAACAATGTAAAAAGTTTATTTAAACCAAAAGGTGTATAACCTCTACCATAATAATCTCCTGTTGCTTGTAATTGTTCTTTTGCATACTCTGGAGTTATGGGAATATCTTTCATTCTTTTTTTTATTTGTACATCTTCTAAACCAGTTCCAGGTGCAACTAATATTCTTGATGCTTTATCTGCATCTGCTTTTTCAGTAGCAGCCTTAAATGCATCCATAGTTAATTGATCTTGAATATTTAAATCCAATGGACTTGAAGTTAATATTCTTTCTGCTCTGTTTATATCACCTCTAGATAAATCTTGTAAATCTGCTCTTGTATCAGAAAGTCTTTTTTGTAAATCCTGTGAGTCACCGACATAACCTAATGGTCCATCACTCACTGCATCTGTTGCAGCTATCTGTCTTTTAAATCCCTCACTAGCTCCCATCAATTCAAATTTTTTATTTAATGTATCTTGTAAGTTAAAAACATCTAATACTTTTCCTCTTTGTGATTCCGGCGTTGCTGCAAGTATTCTATCTTTCTCACCTTCCTCATAAGTTTTAGCTACACCCAGTGCTTGAAATGGAATTGCAAGATAAGAGTTTCTTAAACCTTGTGCAAAGCTATCTCCCTCACTAGCCATCTTGTCAGCTATCAATGCTCCTTCAAGTAATATTTCAGGAAGAACACCAAACTTAATTATATTACTAGCACCTGCAGCTCTTAAACCTTTTGTTAATTTATTAAAATTTATTGCCTCTGCGTTAGTAAAATCCACACCACCTTTTCTAATTCTTTCTAATGCATTTGTAAAACAAACATCAACACTAGGAGTTCCATCTCGTAAATCAACTCTACCACCTTGATTTTTTAAACCTCTACCACAATTATCACCACCTAATGTAGCCACAAGATTTTTAAAATCTTTAAATTTATTTAAATTAAATTCTTTACCAACAGCCTCCACAACTGATTTTGTTGTTGGTTTTACTCCTAAAGTTTCTCCTTCAACAATTTTAGTTATACCACCTGGTTGTCTGTTAATTTTAGATTTAAAATTATTTATTGCTTTATTTCTTGCAGTAGTATCATTACCAGCATTTTTTAATTGTCTCTCTAAAGTTTGTTCTAAATAATTTAATTCATTATTTGCGGATGCTAACGTAACTTCGTTTTTCCAAAAAGTGTTATTAAGATCAGGGTGTTGAACGTTGACACCACTATTAATGTAATTTGCACCATCATTTAATCTTTCTTGTACTATGGTTCCTAGACGAATTGTTTTACCTTTTGAATCTTTAAAAGTTAAATTTTTTATATCATCTTTATTTTTGTACCCATTGATTGCATTTTTATAAGCACCTTTGCCACCAACAGATTTTTGATCTAAGTATTTTTCAAAAGTAATTCCTTTACCTTTAATACTATTATCTAATTTTACAAACTGTTTTGTAACTGTGTCATAAAATTTTACTTTTTTATAAGCACCACCAACATCCCATCTTACTTTACCATCTACTTTTGGAAACTTATCTTCAGTTAACAAATTACCTTTTTCATCTACAAGTAAAAATCTTTCTTGTCCTAATTTCTGTGATGATCTAAACATATCTCTCCAAACATTTTCTTTATAATTATTTCCGGGAGGAAACCTTCCTTTCTTTGCAAAATAATCATTTAGTTTTTGTTTATATTTTTCAGGATTTTTAATTTTATCTTGTCTAGCCCATTCTAATTTTTTCTCTCTAAAATCTTTATCTGTTTCATATTTTATTCTACGATTTTTTAAAATGTTAGTTCTTCTACTCTGATATAATTCTCTATCGTATGCTTTTTTTTGTGCTAACAATTTAGGGTTTGCTTTTATTTCTTTATATTTTTCCGTGGCTTTTTTTAATTTAGTTTCTAGTCTTCCAGGTTTTAAATTTCTTGCAATATCGTATTTAGGGTCTCCTTTTGGAACACCATATGTATGTCCCTTTGGATTTTTTTTAGGATCATAAAAGTTCCATTTTTGTCCAGGCTTTAAAGTAATTTTATCTTTTATTTTTTTAATAGTGTCTTTGTCTAATACCTTTTTATCCTTACCAGCATATCCTTGCCTCACACCACTAAAACCTGGTTGCACTAACATACCACCACCGGCCATGTCTTGTCTTGGATTAGCTTTGTTAAACCGGTTAAACATTTCTGTTTGTTCAACTTCAGGTTTTTTATCTACAACAATATCTTTTGCTTTGATAAATGGATTTTTAATTTTTTTTCTGGTTAGATGATCTAACATCTCTGAGTATTGTTTAGGATTTAATTTACCTATTATTTTTATTGCAGACATTACTCTCCTAACATTCTAGCGATGCCGCCTGATGCAAAGTCGTCTGGTAATGGTTCATCATAAAATGGTAGACCTTGTCTTTTTTCCATAAGTTCATATTCAGCATCAAAATCACCCTCAGTTAATTTTTTAGCTTGGTCCTTCTTTTTTTTAGCTTTAACAATTTCGCTCATTGTTGGTTTTTTACCTGTCGCATATTCTTTTAATTTTGAAAAATCAGTTACCAGTTCGTCCACGTTTCCTGTTGCAAACTCTTCAATATCTTTTTCATAATCTAATCTAGCACTATCGCTTCGAGCAATGGGGCCAGTTTCTGCTGCGCTAAACTCTGCTGTTGGTCTTGGATCACCTTCATCAGGTTTAGGTTTTTTATATTCTAATTGAGAAGTTTCTTCGTATGGATTAGTTTTACTCTCATATTCAACTCTTACAGCACCATCGTCCACGTCCTCTGTGACTCGGACCACGGAACCATCATCAAGTGTTTTTTGGTGAATAGATTGTCTTTCACCTGTTGCAAATTTTTTAGTAACATCATCACCTTCGACAATAACTTTATTAACTAACTGATCAAACCATTCTGGTTTACCAGGTACATTATCTGTTTTTATTATTGGAACTTTGGTTACACCTTTTGCAGTTTTAAAAGGTTTTAAAAATTTACCAACGATAGGTATGGCCATTGCACCACCTAGTATTTTTAAGAATGTTCTTCTAGTCATGCCATCTTTAAAACCAAGTCGTGCTATGCCACCTTTATTAAATTTATATTTAATACCTGCAGTTGCTCTGTCTATATCTGGTTCATACATAAGACTTCCACTAAGACCTTTATTAGCGTCTAAATTAATACCTACCCCTATTCCTCTTTGTTTAGAACCACCCTCACCTAGAAAAAGTTCCTGGTCATCACGTTCTAATCTGTTTCTAACTTTTTCTTGACCAAAACGTGTGAGAAGGTCTACTTTTTCACTTACAGGAATTCTTGCATTAACAAGAAAATTATATATTTCTCTATCTATTGTAACACCTTCAGGTGCACCTTTAAGTTGTTTTTTACCAGGTTTTTTAAATTCACCTTCAATATTAAAATATTGATTAATTTTTCTTCTAATTTCTTCATCTTGCATACGTTTAATATCCTCTGCAGTTGCACCTGCAGCTATCATATTCCCCATTCCACCATTATCAAACCCTGCACGTCCACCTTGTGCAAAATCCTCTGGATCAGGCATACCTCTTGTTTGTTTTGATAATCCTTCAAGTGCTTCATCATAAAGATCCATCTGTTGTCTTTGATCTAAATCATAAAACTCTTTACCAAATTTTCTTTCTGCTAAATCTTCTGCAACAATTTGCGCATTATACTTTCTATCTCCTCTTACAAATCCCGGTGATACATTATCAATCGCATCCTCAACCATTTTTTTATTTTTTATTCTAGCAATACCCTCTTTGTTGCTTTTGTCTAATCTTGCTTTAATTTGTGCATCTGTTTCTTTTACTTCTTTGCCCCCCATAATTTTAGCACCCTTTGGTATCTCTTTACCTTCCATGTCAAACACTTTTGCTTCTGATGTAGCTCTAATTCCTTCTTGAACTGCTGGTCTAGACTCTATCATTTTAATGGCATTCTCTACCTGATTAGCATTTTTTAAAGTAGTTGGGTCAATGCCTGCTTGCATCAAACGTTGTGCTAGGACTTGAACATTTAATTCTATGAGATCTTTATTAGGTAAAGTTTGCATAACACCTTTAGGTGCATCTTTTAAAACCTCTCTCAGTATGTATTGTTGTAATGCTCTTAGTGCTTTAATTGCCATTAGTAATAATTCCTTTTACGTTGCTCGACCTTTTCGTCGATATAATCTTCAGGGTGTCCGATCAGACCGCCCTGCCTGAATCGCATAATCGCTTGTGTCGTAGAATCCACAAGGTCATCATGATCGCCATATGGGAATGCCGCGCACTCTTCGATGACGTCGTCTGCAAATTTCTGCTCAGGTGCCCATATCATACCAGATTCAAACAGAGGTGCAACAGAATTTACACGGGCATGCTTGTCATTGCCCTTGCTTGGTGTAAAGTTTACCACTGGTATATCCATCTTTCTTAACTCATAGGTCAATGGCAAACCACTGGCTTTTGCTTCGACAATTACTGTTTCAGGCTTCCAGTATTGATATTGCTCTAACGCTAAACGTCTAAGTTCCGGAAACTCGTATCTGCCTTTAATAGCATCGAGTAAAATTAAATTAGCCCCTTCGTCCTCTGATGGATAGAAAATACCCCACGTGGTAATAGCAGAATAATCTGCAGTTTCTTTTTTCAAAAACGCTGTGTCGTAAGATTGTATAACGTGATGTAGTTCTGGTATATCTTCTTTCGTATACGTTCGCCACCATTCACGTTTTAATATGGCACCTTCTTCTGCTGTAGGATTCTGCATCCACTGCGCGTTCCATTTGCCCGTGGGCAGTGTTGCTTGAACCTTTTCTAATTCATCTAGTTTCCAATATTCTGGCCATACTGGTTTAGCGTTCTTTGATCCGTGGTCCATGATTGCCGGAAACTCGACCACGTGCCACTGATCAGCTTTCGGTTCACTCTGGTTCTTGACCAGCATACCTGTTAAATCTTTTGTTGTCCAACGAGTCATGACCAACACAATCTTACCACCTGGTTGTAAACGTTGTCGTGGTCCTGATGTATACCACTCGTAGGCATTCTCCATAGCTGTAGGACTTAGTGCATCTTGTTCCGAATGCGGGTCGTCGATGATTAATAAATCTGCACCACGACCTGTGATCGCACCACCCACACCAGCAGCGAAGTATTCACCACCTTGTGAAGTTTCCCAACGTCCTGCTGCCTTAGAGTCTTCTTGTAGGGTTGTTTTAAAAATTTTAGAATAATCTTCTGAGTCAATTAGATTTTTTGCTTTACGACCAAATCTTATTGCGAGTTCTGCCGTGTGCGTTGCTTGTATAATCTTGAGCTTTGGATCACGGCCCACCATCCATGCTGGCAAAAGATAAGATGCAAATTCAGATTTTGTATGTCTAGGCGGCATGTTAATGATCAACCGGTTTATTTCACCCGACGCCAATTTATTAAATTTATCTGCAATGTGTCTGTGGTGGGACCCCTCTACAAAATCGGGCCACACACATTTGACAAAAGACAAGAAATCATTCTTTGCTTTATTCTGTATCTTTTTTTCAGCAAGCAGAAGTTGCATCTGCTTGAAGGTCTTACGAACATCTGCAGGTAATTTTTCTATATTTACCTTATTCAAGTCCATGGTACCAAAATGTTTTCAGTATACACGAATGTCTAAATTATGCAATACAACCTGTAGTAGTGGGACCCCTTTTTGTAAAAGGGGGGATAGGGTCAAAAGTTATTTTGGATTTTTGGATTTGATTAGGATCCCTGGCGCGTTAGCGCCAGGGGTCAAAGGTTATGACGCCCAGATTTTCTGCGCGTCTTTTTTTATTAGGATTGCGGGACCAACCACAAAGTCATCGTATCCAAATGCATACTTATCTTTTGTGAAAGTCGCTCTCCATAATGTTGTTGCCTCTGGATTTAAAGGCAACTGCATTAGCTTTCCTTCTTCGTTTATTATTAAGTAATCACCATTTGGAAAGGTAATTCCCTCAACCATACCACCAACAAACTCTTGAGCCTCTTTTAAATTAGGCTCATCTTTTGAGTCTGTGATAATTTTAAACTCAGATGCTTTCGTGTTTATTTCTTCTTTAGTCATGTCCTATATTCTCATGGATTGGTGTTATTGTCAACCTCTTTTATTTCTGTTCTTGTATAGTCATAATAACCATTGTTGTAGGTTGTTTTCTTTGGGTCCTCGATCGGTGTTTCTAGTGCCTCGGTCCTTGGGTGTAATTGCACGAATTCTTCTACATGTGTACGAATAAAATCATGCATACAAGTCTGATCGCAAAAGTATTTCCATATTGTATTGGCTCTGTATTCACTTAATGCAATCTTAATGGTCCTTAAAACTTTAGAGCCCTTGACACCTCGAACTCTGTTGGTTGTTCTTCGTTTGTGGCAACTCGGACCATGGCACCAGACATAGTCTGTCATTAGTGCCTCACTTTCCAACTTGTTGTGGCAGTTCTATAACCATGTGCGTCCAAATCATAATAAACATAATAGGCAACACCTTTTTGTGATGTTCCATATCTTGATTTATCATCATGCTTTCCACGTCTTGTAATGTGCTTTTTATCTTTGTTTGAGTAGTAAGTTATATAAAAGTTTTTAGTCATTTTTAATTATCCTTTCTGCCCTATCCTACAATAAGTAGGATAGGGTTGTCAACTATTAATTTACAGATTGTTGTTGCAATTGTTGTCTTGCAAATGCAATCTTTTCTTCTCTGGTCATGACCTTTTTATCTTCCAAAAGACTTGCCAAATTTTCTGGACTATAAATTGATAGAGCCAAAGAACTACTTTCGTTCATCATTGTTTCATTTAAAACAACACCAACTTTATCAGCGAGTGCTTTTGCTTGGTCAAAATATCTGTAAGATTTTAAACCTAATCTTAAAGTTTTCATTTTGCCCTCAACATAACTATACATCTGTTCATGCTCTTTAATTACATTGTCAGCACTAGCACAATACATCTTAAAAAAGTTTAGAGTATTCTCATCAACTTTGAATTGTCTTGAATGACAATAAGAACTTCCGATTGTCCAAAGTTTGAAATCATTTTCCCACT